GTATATTTAAATCGTCTATAACCTGAATACATTCTTTTCCAACCAGTCGGTACTCAATGACTTTCTTGTCACCTTTGATGTGCCCGACTGGTTCTTTTAATCTTTGTGATTCCGTAGGGCATTCAACCTTTGCTGTTACAGCTTTAGATGTGTCAGGTACTTCTGGTGTATCTACTTCTGGTGTATCTGTTGGTGCTATTGGTGGAACCTGTGCTTCCCTAGTAAATTTCAACTTACCTTTATTGTAATCCATGGTATTATAACTGGGCATGCCAGCATCACAAAAAACTCTAGCACCTTTAGGATCATCCCCTACTAGTTTATCATTATCATCACTTTTTTCATGCGCCTCAACACACCCTGGCATATCCACAATGGGTATGCCAATTTGGGTAGTGACAGGAGGTTGAAGTTGTATTGCTCTTGGTGGATCTGATGTCAACCAACTAGGCGTCACTGGAATATTGACTTCCATTATATCAATCTCACCAGAATTGATACCAATTTCAGGTATTTCCATCAGAAATCACCAACGTGATCAAAATGGTAACCCAATACCACCAGCACCACCACCCACAGAAGGTAAAGCACCACCAGTTGCTCCTGGCAATTCTGGGATAGCAGAATCAACCATACTGGGAAGAGCATCAGTAAGTGCTCCTGTAGCTGCTTTAATGATCTGTTCCTTAGCATTCTCAATCATGGCATCCTTCTGAGTATAAAGATATACTCCACCACCAACAACTGACAATGAAACTACTCCAGATACTAGAGCAATGATGTTAACTATTTTTTGCATAACTATTCTCCTTTACATTTTAAAGTTTTCTTGATCACTAGTAGTAGTAATCTTAATTGGTCCTTGTTCAATACGAAGAGTCTGAACAGGTGCAGTTTGTGATGCTGCCTCTATCAATCTCTCCATATCTGCCTTGGTTATGTTACTACCACCTCCATTTCCACTACCTTCACCAGACTTTTTAGCTGCTTGGACGCCGAAAGTTGCGAGAACCCCGGTAAAAACACTAGCTATAAATGTCGGATCTAGTTTTTGCTCTGGTATACCCAAAGCAGGAGGTAACTTGATATAGGCAAGAGTGAGAATCCCACCAGACCAGACAAGAATCCCCAGACGCACAAATGTTGATAAAATAGCGAGTTGTTCTTCTTTGTCATCTAAACCTGCCTTCAACTTACCTAACACACCAACCTTTTTAGGTTCTTCTTTCTTTACTTCTTCTGGCATTAATGATCAGCAAGGCTCTTTTATTTATCTAAAAAGTATTGTTTTTCATTATTCTTTAATATATCCCTTCTCAACAAGAAATTCTCTAGTCATTGGCGTGGGAGGGTACATTTCCCACATATTACCACCAGCACAAGCAGCAAGGGCATCCATAGTCATGTTTTCAGTACGACCTGCCCAACTTGCTTCTGCTTCCCATGGCACAGCAGACTTAGGATAGGTGCGTTCTGCCATCACTCTCCAGATCACAGGGACTTCATCCTCTGGTTTGATAATAGCAATCATACTATTCTTAATGGTGCCTGCCATACAATCCTGTGCTGCATGCCATCCTTCATGGCGCATCACCATCATCAGTGTAGCAGGACTATCCATAAAATTTCTGTTTAGAAAGAAGTTATTAGATACAGTATGGTATACACCACGATGTATAGGTGGGAAATACTTTTCGTCTGCTAGAAACACCTTAACTCCGACTGCATTAAGGGAAACAAGCATGTTGTTGAATTCGTTAGCAACAAAAGTATAAGACTCAGGATTGGGATACTGACTAGAAACATCCAAAAGACTAACGACTTCTTTGACTCCATCTGTACATTCCCCGAGTAACATACATCCCATGGAATCCATAGAGTTGTATCCTTTGATATGACCTTTAGTATGGTCTGCCATAGCAGGAGCTCCTGCTCCAAGCAAAGCACCAGCAATAATCACATTCATTAAATTCTTTTTCATTAAGTATCTCCAAGTTTTTGGATAAAGTATTCAGCGTCAACTACCACCAAAGGTTTCTCACCATTCTTTTTGATAACAACTATCGGCTCATAGTCTCCACAATTTGCAGCAGATTGCTCGTAGGCATCCCAGATATTTAGTTTCTCTACATTTTTACATTCTATACTATAAGGAAACTTTTGTCTAGCTGCTCTTGCCATAATGAGGTCTTCACCGCCAGCACCCATAGACCGAGATTCAATATCTTCTGGATGGACATTCAGTTTTTCAATCAACTGGTCTCTCACCCACTGCTGCAATCTTCTTCCTTTTGCTTTCGCAGATTGCGGTCTCATAAAAAAATACCCCCATCACTGGAGGTATTTAGTATAAGTCAATCCCACGGGTCTGGTATTTCCATTTTATTGCTTGGAGAATAAAAGCTTGTGCCAGACTGCTTGGACCTAGTTTCAGGAGTTGCCAGTGACTCTCTGGTAGGTCTGGGTCTGCCAGTGCTCTTCTTTTCCATTTGGGTATCATAGTTTAAAACCAGCGAAAGTATCTTTCTTAACATCTTGTTTAATACCACCAATTACATATGATTCCACCTCCGTCTCCTGAGGGGCGACCTGTAGACCCTTAGAGGACAGCCAGTGCTGCGTCCAAGGTAAAGGATTATTAGACATGGGAGTATCAAAAACTGGTTTAATACCAATTGCTCTCATGCGACGGTTAGCAATATACTCAACATAAGAGCTTAGTAGTTTCTCATTAAGACCAATGATGCTACCATCCTTGAAGAGATACTCTGCCCATTTCTTTTCCTCATCAACAGTGCGTTTGAATTGCTCTATCGTCCATTGTTTTTCTTCTTTCCCAATCTCAACGATGTCTGGATCGTCTCCATCACGCCATTTGTTGATGATGTTTTGAGTAAGGACAAGATGCTGGCTTTCGTCTCTGGCGATGAGAGAGATAATTTTAGCGGATCCTTCCATAATTTTGAGCTCGCCAAACGCAAACGAGCAAGCGAACGAAACATAAAATCTGATTCCTTCCAGGATGTTAACATTAACGACTGCCTTGTAGAGTTTCCTTTTGAGTTCCTTAATTTCCCACTTTGCTGTTGGAGAGTCTTTCCACCCATCCTTCCACATATTACCAGTGCCGTATAGTTGGGCAAGGTTGATGAATTCATCATATGCTTGAGTAACGCTCTTTGCTCTCTCCATAATATTAACGTCATCTAGGATAGTGTCAAACACTTCACTAGGGTCAGAGTAAATATTCTTAATAATATAAGTATAGGAGCGAGAGTGAACCATCTCCATCATCCCCCATACAGTCATAGCCCCCTCAAGCTCTGGTAGGCTAACGTAAGGGATAAAAGCTATCCCAGGACCACGCCCTTGTACAGAATCCAACATGATTTGATATTTAAGATTCGATGTGTAGATATGCTTCTGCTCTGGGCGTAGTTGTGCATAATCTGCTCTGTCCTTTTGAAGGGAAACTTCTTCAGGTCTCCAAAAATATCCAAGTTGCTGTTGAGTTAATCTCTCAAAGACAGGATACTTGTATGAATCGTAACGTTGGATGCCTAGAGGGGCACCGAAAAACATTGGTTGGTTTATTGTATCTACATGATTCGGATTGAATACCGTCATGCCATCAACTTTCGGTCTGTTGTCTTCTGAGTTTAACTTAAATCTTGCAACTGTCACAATCGTCCTCCTCGGGTGCTGTCTCTAAGATTGAGTTTAATAAATTTTCTACTGATTTTTTCTTATCTGTTTCGTCCTCCTCTCCATCTTTTTTGGCATCATATGTATTCTGATAATACGATGTCTTCCATCCATACTTATAAGTATTCAGGAAGTCTTGTGCCATAACAGAAACTGGGACTTCATTGTTTGGATAGTTTTCTGGATTATAACTCCAGTTGCCACTGATTGCTTGGTCAAAGAATTTTTGCATTACAGCAACAATATTAATATAACCATTATTAGACTCCATGTCCCAAAGTAACGTATATACGTTTTTAAGAGATGCATATTGAGGGACAATCTGCTTAAGGACTCCCTTTTTAGATTTCTTAATGGACAGGAATGCGCGAGGTGGCTCGATTCCATTGGTTGCATTTGACACAACGGAACTAGATTCCGATGGCATTTGTGCGGACAATGTTGAGTTCCGTAATCCGTGCTCGGTGATAGATGTCCTAAGAGATTCCCAATCATACTTCAACTCGTTTGCTACGATGTCATCTACGTCCCTCTTGTATGTATCAATTGGGAGAATTCCATCAGCATACTTTGTACGATTAAAGTAACCACAAGCACCTTTCTCTTTCGCCAAGTCATTAGATGACTTGAGCAAGTAGTATTGGAATGCTTCAGTAAGGTCATGGACAATCTGGGCCGCTGCTTTATCTGAATAATTCAGACCATTCTTGGCAAGGAAATGAGCAAGCCCAATATACCCTACTCCAAGACTGCGACGATTCTTAGTAGATACCTCTGCTGCTGTTACAGGGTAGTGCTGATAATCAATCAACTCATCGAGTGATCTCACCGAGAGGTCACACAACTCTTCCATTTCATCAAAGTTTTTAATCTTACCTACATTAACAGCAGACAAGATGCATAGAGCAATCTCACCCTCAGGGTCATCAATATGCTGAAGGGGATTAGTCGGTAGAGTAATCTCCTGACATAGATTAGACATAGTAACCTTGTCCTTGAATGAGGAGTGCTCATTGCAATGGTCAATATTCATTATGTAAAGACGACCAGTCTCTGCTCTCTCCTTCAAAAGGTCGAGGATGAGTTCCTGAGCATTAATTGTGGTCTTAGGGATGGACGGGGATTGCTCGTATTGTCTGTAAATATCATCAAAGCTATCAGTCCCAAAAGCATCATATAAACCAGGCACATCGTGAGGGCTGAAAAGGGTGATATCTTCATTCTTAATAAACCTCTCGTAAAACAGTTTACTGGTTTGAATCGAATAGTCAAGTTTCCTTACACGGTTGTCTTCGGTTCCTTTGTTGTTTTTGAGGACGATGATGTCCCTGATTTCTTTGTGCCAGATGGGGAAGTGGACTGTTGCGGATCCCCCACGAATCCCATTTTGCGTGCAACATCGTACAGTTGATTCAAATTTTTTAAGGAAAGGAACAACACCCGTGTGTGCAACTTCTCCACCTCTGATTTTGCTGTTGATGCCACGGATTCTGCCTGCGTTGATACCAATACCAGCCCTCTGTGCGACATAACGACCAATGGCCATATCAGAACTAAAAATACTATCCAAGGTGTCATCAGCATCAACCAAAACGCAAGACGCAAACTGCCGAAGAGCAGTTCTAAC